GCTGAAGCGTTTTAAAGTACAATTTAAGGACGATATCGTTGTAAGATAGTATTCGCTCAAAGGCATCTAATAAAAGTGTCTGAAACGGTCTAATAACGGTGTTGTCCATTAACGTAGAAGCCGTTTTAAGCTCGTCTGCGTTGTTTCCTAACCCTGAGTTATCTTTGATACCTAAAAGCATTGGAGAAACGACCCTGTGGCTTACCATTATCTTTCTCATTGACTCATCAGATAAGAACTGATATTGGTTGTGTGCGTCGCTTAGTTGTACGGGTTCTATAGAAGCTGCTGTATCAGCGTTGTCGTTAAACGCTAAAATAAATTTTCCTGCGTTAGAAGACCCTGAGAACTTCTGATAGATACGTTGCTCGATTAGGCTTCTCTCCTCCTCGTTAGGTACTCCGTTATTGAAGTTAATCAACATAGAAGGTGCAAGACCGTTCATTATGTTGTTTAGGTGGTAATTAGAGATTTCTTCTTCTAACTCTGCGTATTGTAGTCCTCCCTGATAATCTACAGGTGAGTAGTAATAGAATCCTGCTCTGTAAGGCTTAACGAATAGAATCTCGATTGCTTCTTTAGAGAATCCAAAAGCAGAGATGCGTTGTGGCTTATCTGATGGCTTTAGTTTAGTCCAATCAGCCATATAGTAGTAAGCCTCTATATCACCGTCTTTGTTGGCTTTCTCAGCTCTTAGGGTTTCTACAGGGAAGTGTTCCGCTTGTACGATTCTTGAACGGTCTTTAGAGTAAATGACCTGAATAGCACAGCTACCCATAAGTTTTAAATCATACGATAGTTTTCTTACGCAGTCCTTAGTGAATAAAGACTTCATTTGAGCGTAGGCTTCAGGCTTTCTGTTCGAATCGGTAGCGTCTAAGCCCTTACCGTAAATCATCTCTGAGATACCGTTTATAATGGCATTGTTAGTAGGAGAGCCATTGTATCTGTCTATTAGGTATTGGTAGTAGTTGTTGTCTTCTCCGTACTGTACCCAATCACGATTCTTTTCCTCTACTATCTTAGGTGAAGTGTAGGCATTGAAATTGACCACTCTTAGGTCATTATATGATTTAGCCTTGTGTGCTTGTCTGCTCATAATATGATGTAATCATTATCGTAAGAATCCTCTGTGACGTATTCTCCATCGTTTACAGAGTAGGTTGAGATGGTTTGGTCAGTACAGAATATCTTGTCTTTGTATATAACGTCAGAACCGTCTAAAATTGCGAGTTCGTAGAAAACGTTTTCAGTAAGTGAATAAGCGTTTGAAAAAACCAAATACCCTTTAGTAGTCGTAGCATTTATGTCGGAATAAGTAGTTACTTCGTTTGTGCTTTCGTTTCTTAGTCGTATTGTAATAGCAGCAGGGTACTCTCTCGGTATGATAGACATACTTTGCGGGTCTGTGCTTGTCGTTAATACTTTCATATCTATATAACGAATCTTAGAGGCACTTTTGCATTAGAAACAAAAAAAGGGGCATATAGCCCCCTTAATTGTCCTTATCAGTCTGATTAAGATGCAGCGTCTACCGCAGGCTCAATTTGAGTACCTGTAGCAGTTACGGCATCGGTAATAGCTGTAGGTGGTGCTTTCTCAAGAGCTTCAAACGTAAGAGTGAATCCTGAGAAGTCTCCTAAGTTAGCTCCTGTAGCCAAAGTACCTCCTGTTAAGTCAGCACCGTGTTCAAGACCTACTACCCATTGTTGTCCGTTGTAATCCTCAACTAAGATGTGAGGCTTAGTAGCAGCCAATAATTTGATTTCATCTTGAGTTGCTGAGTCAAGAAGTGGTAACTGTAGTGATACAGTTTGTGTGTAGAAAATAGAGTTGTTTTCTCGTGAACCGTTGATTGTAGTCTCTAAAGAAGAAGCTCCTTTAAGGTCGTACTGATACCAAGTTCCGTTTACAGCACCTGAGGTAACGGTAAGACCACCGTCAATGTAAGCAGCGAAGTAAACGTACTTTAGACCACCAACTGTCTTTTCACAAGGTAACGCTCTACCATTAAGTGTTAAAGAACAAGCCATAAGTTTTTATAATTAAAAAAGGGCAGGCAGGCTCAATTGGCTCACCCACCCTTCTTTGTTAGACAATTAGTTTAATTACGATGCAAGAGTAAATAGTGCAATATCAGAACCAATACCGTACTGTACACCTGCAGTAAATCGCATAACTACACGAACGTTTTGTGAACCGTCGATGTCAGCCATATCGATTAGCTTGATTTCATTATGGTCACTTAGTAAGCCCGTGCCGAAGTAAAGGTTGCTTTTCTGAGCAGCTACGATGTGGTCAGCAGGCATTCCGGGAGTCAATTGAACTTTGATTCCTTCGAATGCAAGAGCGTTGCCCATATTGTACCATTGAGTACCTTGAGCATTAACACCCGCAGCACCAAGACCTGAAGCTCCGAATCCACCTAAAGCTCTAACGTATGCTTGGAAAGCAGCAGTTGGAACGTAGATAGTTAAATCTTCTTTACCATAAACAGCAGAAGGAAGAGCGTCTACAACGTTTCCAAGAGCTGAAATGATGTTAGCAGAAGTGAATGAAGTGATACCTGTGTTTACAGCGTCGTTTACGTCAGAGTCAGCAGCCATAAGAACTGTGAATCCGTCAAACTCACCTGCAGTAGCGTTTACACCACCCCAAATGTTGGTCTCGTTTTTCTCAGCTACCAATCCTGCAACGTGTCCGATTAAGAAATCAGAGAAAGCAGGTGGAAGGTCAGAGTAAGCAGAGTAACCCATTTGTACAGCTTCCCAATCTGAAACAAAGTCTTTCTTACAAAGCTCAAGGTTCACTTGGAACTCTTCAGGTTGTAGGATACGCTCAGTTAGAGTGATAGTAGCTGTGTCAGTAAAGTCACAAGTAGCGTTTTTAATAACGTTAGAGTCAGTAGCTACTTTCTTGATTACCTCTTTGTATTTAACATTAGGCTTAATCTCGATAGCTCCATCCTCAAGAGTTTTAGACGAAAGTAAAGCTGCAGCGATATATTTACCTGCAAATTCACCTGCGTAAGTGGTAGTGATTGAAGTTGTTGTTGCCATTTTTAGATTTGTTTATTTAAAGTTTGAAATTTTAGAAAGCACTCGGTCTCTTGTAGATTCTTTTCTCTTAGTTGCGTAATTGAAAACTTCTTTTTGAGTTTGTGCTTCAGGATTGTGTTTTAGTGGTGCAGCAGCAGGAGTTGCAGATAGCTCTTCTTTAACTTGAGCTTCTACCTCAGCAGCCTCAGCAGCCATTTCTTCTTTTTCTTTCATTCCTGCTTTTAGTTCGTCAATCATAGCTTTGATTTCTTCAACTGCAGCAGCGAACTCTTCTTTTTTCACGTAAGCCATTTCTTCAGCAGCTTCCACTTCTTCTACGGGAGCTTCTGCTTCTTCGCTACGGATTTCAGAAATGATGCCCTCATCTACTACGACAAGAATACGTCCGTCCTCTAATTCGTACTCACCTACAGGAAGAGCAATTCTGTCTTCTTCTGTTACGATGAATACCTCAAATTCAGGAGCAAATTCTTCTGCTTCGATAACCGCACCATTCTCAAGGGTCATTTGAGCGAACTCTACTTTAGTCTCTTCAGTAACTTCAGCTACTTGTTCAACCTCAGCAGATAGCTCAATTCCTAATAGGTTTTTGATTTCTTTAAGCATTTCTGTTGGTTTCATATACATATAACGATTTAGGGTTTTTGTTTTGCATTTTTAATTACTGCCTCTTGTTCTTCCGATGCCTTGCGCTCTTAAAGAACCGTCACAGCATTTAATGTCGTATTTGTTCTTGTCCCAACAAAGGCATCCCCTTCTTCCTCCTTTTGGGCTACTCTTACTTGGTGTCTTACTAAATGTCTTACGCATAGCTTTGAGTCTTTTGTATAAAGTATATAATATCCCACACCTCAGCAGACCCTCCTACAGCAGTTATCTTCAAACTACTTCCATTAGAAACAAACGATGAGTCTGCATAGTATTGAAACATATGATGCTCGTGATGCTCTACGTCGTTACCTTTAGGAAACAATATATCTATCTTGATTCTGTCGTATGGTGTTCCGTTTAGCGATTCTAAGTTGAGATGTAAGTATGTTGAGTTAGCATTGGCAGCCTTTGCCTTGAAAACGCAGGTGAATATATACACATCATTCTCGTTGTCTGCTAATATCTTTTGTGTAGTGCCATCATAATAATCAACACCTGTATAACTGCGGTAAACAGCATTAGCATTATTGGGTAGCGTAACTTCTACACCATCCGATAGGCTTAGTTTATTAGCTGAGGTATATTGGTCATCATCGTATCTTGTCCAACCGAGTCCTGTTCCTATGCCTGCTTGTGGGTATATCTTTCTCCACTCTCCGTTCCATACTGTCCATACACCCGCTGAGGTAGTAACATAAGCACCTTCTTCTATTTGGTATGCGAGTCTTACTTCCTCTGAGTCTACGTCTGATTGTACTTTGTACGAAGTGTTCTTAATCATCTGCCTTGTCCTTTATAGGGTTTCTTGTAATTCTTCGAA